TAAGTACTTGATATTTTTCTTCTTGTGTCAAGTAACCTTGTTCTATTTTATCTAAAGTCGTTCTATAAATAGAGTAAATCACTTGTCTGTCTGCGTTACTTAACTTTAACTGTTTTGCTGACAACTGAAGCATGTCTTCGGTTGTATTTTCTCCCCAAATAGAATTAAGACTTTTTCCTAAATTCCAAACATGATGAGGTGTATATAGATTACACCTGGGGCACGCTGGTAAAAGATTTTTCAAATGATACCTTGTTGATTGTTTTGTTCTTCCAACAAAGTGAGCGCAGTGTAAACCACGAGGGTCGGAAAGTACACCACAAGCGTGACATTCTGGTTTATGTGCACCTCTTATTAACCAAGAAGTTATTTGGTCTAACTTACTTTGAGTTATGGTGTCTTGTTTTACTTTTTTCTTGTGTTCTTTTTTGAGCTTTTGTTTTTCTTTCTTTTCGGCAGAAACACAAGTAGCACAAAGTTTTTTGGTTTTATTTGCTATTGCCTTTACTTTTGCACAACCAATACAGGTCTGCTTCAAAGGTTTTTGTTCTTTGGTTGTTCTGAGACCCTTAACAGGAATCTTTTTTTCTTTGGTTTGTCTAATCATAAAATAAAAAAGGGGGCTTTTGACCCCCTTAGTTTAATTATATATTATTCTTCAAGAGCCAGTTTTAACAAATCGTCTTTCTTTCCTCGTGTCTGCTTTTTGATGTCTTTAATTGAATCTGTATCAATTACTTTCGGAGCAGATGTAATTTCAAGAAGTTCGCCTGTTACAGAGTAGTCATCTGCTTTTTTGTTTACAGTGTCGTTTAGACGGTCAACTTCAGGAACGATGAACGAGTAAAAGAACTCCTTGTCTGTTATACAAGCGTCAACTACGTCTTTTTCAGTAGCGCCTAAAGTTCTACCGCCAACTCGATAGTATCCGCCTTCGTTTGCGATGATTCCAGAAAGAATAGCCTTATTTGCGTAAACACGTGCTTTTCTGTCTGATTCTACGCCAGTCATATAGAACTTGAATGTATCTGAATCAGTAATAGCTTTTCCTGATAAATTAGGACCAACCAACAAAAGAACTAAGTCTTTGTGAGTTTTACCTCTAGGGTCTAAACCTAAAGCAAAACACAAATCGTACTTTTCTTTAAAAGACAATTTCAACGTCTCAATGGCCACATTAAGATTGTGGTCTAATTGGTTGATGTCTTTTTCTACAACCTCGTGATGAATCTTTACGGTAAATATAGCATTTACCATATTAGAATTGGTTCCTCCAACCACTCTACAAAGAGGGTGATTTTTAAAGAACTCAACGGTCATCAACTCGTCTTGGATTTGGTCGTCATATTCGTGAGAATAAACAACTCCATCTTCGATAGTGACATTAAATACTGACTCTCCGTCGTATTCTTGTTCACTCAAAACTCTTTTACCATTGTCAACCAAATATACATTGGTTCTCAATTTCTTGTCGAAGTATTGCCCGACAAGGGTTGTGCTACCTTTCGGTACAGCGGTTTCAATTAATAATTTACGAATCATATATGATTATTTTGCAAAATCTTTACAAATATAGAATAATATTTTTAAAAAACAAATAGAACACTTTTAATAAAAAAAGGGGGAGTTTCCTCCCCCCAATTAGATAGCTTACAAGTTGTAAGTAGCAGGGCTAGTCATAGGAGCTGCAATGAAGTTGTCCAAAGCAGTAATAACATCAGAACCAGCAACACAATAAAGAGTTACAGGAACGTTGTCAATTCCGTTAGTTACGCCGCCGTTAAGCTTTTGTTTAGAAACAAAACCTCTGTAAACAGTGTACAAACTACCAGCGGTAGCACCAGGTACACCGATAGCAGCTAAGTCAGCGCCTTTTCCTACAGGAGCAGCAAATACACCAGTTGCGTTGTTGATAGACAACAAGCTTCCAGACAAGCTAGAACCTAAGAAGTCAAACTCAGCAGTAACTACAGTAGTGATGGCCAATGAAGTCCAAGCACCAGTACCACCAGCTTTGGTTACAGTCAAACCAGCAGCAGAACCAGAAGCAGTAGCTTCAGGAAGACCTGGTACGATTGCAGAAGCCAAACCGTGTACGATTTCAGTTACGCTTCCTGATGCGTCAGAAGTGTAAACAAACAAACGCTCTAATACGGCAGGACCGAAAGGAGCAGTGATTGTGTTTTCTAACAAAGTTAACATCAACTTGTACTCAGTGTTGTTAGCTGCGGTAGGAGTAACGGTAATAGTACGAGAAGTACCATTAGAGCCAGCCTGTTTAGTGAACCCGCTCAAGAAAGTAATTTCTAGAGGAGTGTAGCTGTTGTTTACGCTACCAGTGATATACAATTTACCACCGTCTACGGTCGCAGTACCGTTACCATTCCATAATGCAATATTTTCCATTTTTTAGATTTTTTTAAAAGTTAAACAGTCAATTCGATGAGACCCATACGGTCAGCAGCGCAATACAAACCACAATCAGACAATACGTGGAAATCTACACCGTCTACGTCATTGGTTCCTAAAGATACCAACTGAGAACCAGCAACGGTAGCTTTAATTGTTGAAGGGTCGGAGTTTTCCAAACCAATCATACCAGGTACATAGTTAGCAATCATTTCGTCGTTGTTGAAGTGATATTTCTGAAGAGGGCTCAAAGAACCGCTACCATCAGCAGCTGGAAGTGGAGTCAAATCCATAAAGTAAATAGAGTGAGAACTCTTAGGTTTACCAGTGATAAGACTTCTGTCAGCCAAGAAACCAGCGTCGTCAAGGATAGCCCAACGAACGAAGTCAATAGTCATACCAGCGTAGCTATAGGTCATTACGTTCAAACCTTCTACAGACACACCACCGAAAGTATTGGCAGTACCAGCATACTTAATGTAGTCACCTAAGATAGTTTGTAAACGAGCCATAGCAGCAGTACCCATCATAGCAACTAGACGACGACCGTTGTCAGCAGTTTTGCGTACCAATGTTTCTAAGAAATCATTGAATACACTCTGAGTCAATTCGGTAGTCAAAGGTAAATAAGTACCTCCGTTGTTGATGATAGACCAACGCAAACCAGCAGTAGAATAAGTTTCTCCTTGTGGTCCGTAGAATGTAGCACGCTCAGAGAAAGCATACTTATATTCTAAGCTCTTAGCAAAACGACGAAGAGTGATGTCGTCCCAAGAACGATACCAGAAATCACCTTGCCATTTTACGAAAGAAGCAGTACGGTCACGACGAGCTTGAGTAGAACTCTCACGAGTAACCGCAGTGTAAGTAAAGTCGGTGCTAGGAACAGCATTCAAAGCAGGCTTACCATAACTCAAACGGTTAGCAGAAGCATCGAAGAATACTTTAGCAGTGTGACCAGCTAAGAAGTGTAAAGAACTGTTCAAGGTAGTAGTCACGCTCTTAACTCGGATTTGGTTAGGAGTAGTTGTTTTTTCAATTACAATACCCTGAACCATGTTAGAGTCAGCGATGATGTCACCAGGACGGAAGTTCTCAGCGCTAGTTAAAGTCACTAAGATTTCTCCAGTTGAACCACCACTTACAGCAGTAACAGTAGAGAACACAGAAAGATTACCCAGTGCACTGATTTCAATTTTAGGCTGATTGCTAGAAATTGAAGGACCTAATTTAGAGGTCAACTGAGTCAAGACATTATACCCATAATCTTGAGCATAAACCATTGCCATTTTGTTAGGCAAAGAAAGACCCTTTAATAACAAACTCTTTGATATATCAAGGGTGGTGTTTGGACTTGCCATTGTTTAATTTAATTATTTTTTGTTTTTCAAATAGTTAGCGAAAGCATCCTCCACTCCATTTCCACCCATTCCTGGGTTAAGGTTAGTAGGATTTACGCCAGAAGAAGGATTAGTTGTTGCTTTCAACAGTTCTTCCCTTCCCTCATTTTTTGCTTTGGTCACGTTAGCTCTTACGATGTCTTTTCCGTAAAGCTTCCACAAAGCAACATCGGTTAAAAAGTCGACATCCATTGAACCGTCGGGTCTAACCATTACAATCTCATCAGTGAGGTACTTCTTAACCCTAGCAGACATTTCGTCTGTAATTTTAAGACCATACAACTCCTGGTTTTGCAAAGCTTGACTTTTTTGTTCTAATTCTGTCTGAAAACGGTTCAGTACTTTTTGTTGGGCTTCAACTTGACTGTTGTCGAACGAAGAAAGTTGTTTCAACTTCTCCTCATTCTGTCTGTTGTAAGCCGCACGGTATTCCTGAATCAATTTTTTCTTCTGAAATAAAGGCATTACTTCTACTTCACTCAATGCTTGGTCGAAATCATCTCCACTAAATCCTTCGATTTCTTTTAATGCTCTTTCTAAAATTTGTGAATCACTCAAAGAAGATATGTCTTCTACTTTGTATTGTTCAACAAAATCTTTTAATGATTTACCTTGTTTTTTGAACTCTTTTAATAATTTAATATCTGAGTCCTCGTCATCAGAGGAATCAGCCGCTACTGAAGTTTTGTTCGGTTCTGGTTCAGGTGTAGGAGTTGGAGCAGGTTCGTCTTCTTCCCACCATTCTTTTTTAACACCTTCTCCTGGTTGAGGAGCAGGTTCTGGAGCAGGCTCTGGAGCAGGTTCTGGAGTTGGCTCTGGATTTGGTTCAGGCGCTGGCTCTGGAGCAGGCTCTGGTGAAGGTTCTGGATTTGGAGTAGGAGCAGGTTCAGGAGTTTGTACTCCGTTTTTCTTATCCTCTTCTTCAATCATTTTCAATATATTATCGTACATACAAAATTAAGTTTTAGTTTTAACGGTCAGTTTATCGTAATATTACTTTCAAAAATAACTATTTTATTTTAAATAAACAAGTTGTTTACTGAGGAGCTTGTTGTGCAGCAGCAGCTTGTTCACCTTGAGCAGCAGCTCCTGATGTTTCTAAGTCCGTTGCTGCTTTTACTCCTGCTCTAAAGTTTTGACCTTCTTCTCTTACTTGTGCTTGTTGAGCTTGAGCCTGTAGCATCTGTTCTTGCATTGCTTGTTGTTGAAGCATCTGAAGCTGTTGTTGTTCGGCCTGTTCTCTTTTCTTTTTGTTCATAGCAAACTCAATCTCGTTCAACAACTCTGTATACGTCTTAGCTGTTTCAATTTTGATAAAGTCAGCCATATCAATAAGTTGGTTCTGCATTGCTGCTTGAGCCAAGAAGATAAGTCTTTCTCTTGCGGACTCGTCAATAAAGTCTTTAACCTTAATATAAATAGCAAAGTCTTCAAACTTGAAGTCTTCTGTCAATTTCAAATATTCAATGCCACGGTCTCCGATAACAGGAATGTCCTCGTCTTCATTAACCAATAAAGAAATTTTGTACTGATTTAAAGCGTACTGCAAGTCTTTTTCGATAAACCGAATAAACCCTTGATACAAATAAGCTGTACCTAAGTTAGACTGAGCAATTGTTCCTGCCTGTGTTTTAGCACCTACATACCCAGACTGTTGACCCATTGCCACTTTTGGTACGTTAACAATCTCTTCCATAATTCTTTCTTCTTCTCTCTTTAAGCCAAGAAGTTGATTTACATTGGGGTCAAGTGTCATATCTACTACTTCTACAATTCTGTTTCCGTCGGCAGTATTAAAATCTTCACCAGTTGCGTTTCCGTCAGTAATGTGAATACCCATTCTCTCAAAGTCATTCAATACGTCTTGAGCAGTAGCAGTTCCTAGTTTGTGTTTGTTCAAAACGAATACTTTACCTTTGGCTCTTGTAACCATTTTGGTAATTTCGTTATTCAAGAAATCAATTCTATCTTGGTGTTTGTGAAGTCTAGCAGCAATAGACCTAGACTCACCCATCACCATATTTGGAATAAATACAGAAATAGGAAGTTCTACTTCGTTCAAATCGTCAGACTTTCTAACTATATTAGGCTGTTCACCAAAATCAACCAAATACTTATTAGCCAAAAGAGTGCCCTTATAAACAGTCTTTGTAAAGTATTGTGAGGTTTGTCTTCCTTTGATTTTTGCATAGTGAGTATTTCCAAACTTGTCTTGTACTTTTTCGTAACGAAGTTCTTTATAGCCAATCCAATAAGTAGTAACTGCTGCTAACGCGGGTACTCCGTTTGTGTTATAGTACCACTTTAGACGATTGGTTGTGATGTTATCTTCACCCAATAATTTATCTATGTTATTGGTATTCAGTGTTTTAATCTCGTTAACCTCTTCATCAGTCAATTGCTGTAAGAAAATAGGATTAGATAAAATTTCACCTGGAGTCAACCAGTCTATCTTTCCTACGTAACGAGCTCTTGTATTTAAGTCGTCGTCGATTGAATTATCCCAAATCAAATTATAAGGTAGGATAATATCTTTTACTTGTCTTTTATTTACGACTTTGTTTTCTATTCCAACAACTCCTCCAAGCATAGTATAGAAGAAAGCCTGTTTATATTTGTCTACAAATCGGTTTCTGTATAAAATGTCATTAGCTAAACGTTGAGCAATTTCTTCTCCGTACTCTTTATAGTCGTACTGCATATACTTCATTGTCTCTTCTGGAGTAGTAAATTCTTTAGAGCCAGTTGGAGAAAAGAATATTCCCATTTTTTCTAACTCAGAAAATAAGCCAGAAAGTTCGAGTTTAAGTAATGCTAATTCAAGTTTTTTAGTTTTTTTGTTGACAACTGCCTTATTTGTAGCTCTGACAGAAGGTTCGATGTTTTCAATCATCTTGATTGCGTTACCTAACATAAAGTCAATCATAGATGTAAGCTTTTGACCATTAATCCAAACCGTCGGTAAATCACAATTTGATTGGTCTTTAGTCGTATAATAGTAATCTCTGTTTTCTTGTTTGCCTAAATAATAGGAAAACATTCTAAGCATTTCGTCAATAGGCTTATCAAAAATTTGCTCGTACTCCCTATAACCTAAATTGTTTTGCTGAGTGTTATACTTGGAAGCCACATATCGAGCATTGTCTGCATACCAAGTTTGATTTTTTTCGTTTTCTGGTATAAATTGATTTGGTTGTTCTCTTAAAGATAACATATTGCGATTCTATACAAATATAAACAAAAAAATCGAAAGTTTCACAAATTTTTTCTTTTATAGTCTCTTATTCTCGTTTGGGTAGAGTATCCCCCTATCCGTGAAATACCCCTGACGGCTAAATCAGGAATCTTTAACGGTTATCTGCTCAAACAACAGAAGCCAGGTAAGCACTTCCCTCCGCATCCATTTATTTATTTGTTCCTCTTTCGAGATGGATATGGGTTACTTGATGGTTTTTTCTCTTTCGAGTTTCACGGACCTGTTGTCGGGGATGGGACAGCGCAGGGTTTTTTATCAAGCATCTTATCTGACATTTAACTTTGGCACTGATTTTAAGGTCAATTTTTGGTTAGGTATTGACAAACGAACCACAGCGTGTATCCAAAGCAACGATATGCAAACATAATATCAAAATTTGAATTATGCAAGTACTTTTGAAAATTTTAAAACATGGGCCTCAGAAGCTTACGACTATCTAACATTTCTATATTCTTATCAAGTAAGTCTATAATCTCTACATTAAACGACATAGCAACCAAAAACCCAACAAAGAAGATTCTGTCTGGATATGGCTTACTTAATCTATATGTAGCTGGAAATTTTCTATTCTTTATGTAGTCGTATCCTGTTTGGTCTTTGACATGCACAAAGAAGTAGCCAGTAGTTAAATTGTGTTTTCTTTTCAGATACTCAATGTTCTTTTCTAAGTTGTGGGCTTTTTGTAAATAGACATGGTTCATGCAACGAGTAAATGTTTCTCGTCTAGCTTGTGCTATATTGATGTCTTCATACGAGCGGAGATTCCCCCTCTTGAGGATTTCTATGACTTTTTTCTCCAATCGTTCTTGCTCGGTCTTTATAAATGTTGACATTGGCTAATGCTTGTAAAGTTAAATAGTAATGTAGTCTTTCTGCTTGTCTGCGAGTAAATCTCATCGCAATCAAACGGTTTATTAGGTCTCTTGGGTCCATATCCATATGAACAGCCAATAGATTAAAGTCTGCTCTTGAAAAAAGTTTTGCAAAACCGTCTTGAATAATTTCGTAGATTTCTTTTTTGTCTTGTGGGAAATCTTTTGGTAAGTCAAAGTATTCAAAGCTTTGCTCGGGATGTTCTTGTAAATTAACGTATTCGTCCAATCTTGTGTCCAATTTTGGAATGATTCGACTAAAGTGTCTATAACTTTTGTATAACTTACGCCTAGAAACAATATTCACACTGCAAATATATGTAATTTTGATTATATATTTGTAACTATGGACAATATTCTAAAGAAAACAGAACTACAGGTGAAGGACATGGTTTCTTCGTTTGCTAGGTCTAGTATTTATAAGTTTGAGAGAGAACGGGATGCATTTGTTGCATGTGATTTAGTTATCAACGTTTTAGCAGCAGGCGAAGTAAGAAAAGCTTTGACTATGGCTGAAATTCTAGTAAAAGAAAACCAAAAAGACCCAATCAGCAAAACTTACTCTGACCCTAAAAGTAAAAAAATTAATTTAACATACGCACTATGCCTGCTTCAAGCCGAGAAATAAAAAGAAAAGCTGCTAACGAACTTTCAAAAGTTTCAGAAGAAGAAAACAAAAAGATTTACAGATACATACGTACTTGTAATTATGCTAGTTCACTGACAATCAATGAGTTAAATGAAATACTTAAAACTAAAAAAATGCCAAACTATCCAAAGTATGTTGAGCTTAATCAACTTCAAGAGTTTTATGCGCTTGATGATGAAGGTAATAGAGACCCCAATAAGGTACCGAATCAATGCAAGAAAGACATGGTAGACAGCACTGCGTCAAGTACTGATATTATGGCTGTAGAATATTTCTTAAAAAGAAGACTAAGAGAAGAGTTTGAGAGAAAGCACTACGAAGAGAACAGTTAAGAAAATACCTAAGAAAAATAAAAAAAAAGTTTGTCATTTAGAAAAAACATATTATATTTGTATCACAATATTTAAAAACAGTATTATGGGATTAGGAATTAAAACTAACGCAACTTACTTAAATGTAAGAAATGGAAAATTGTATCGTTATTCAAAAACAAACGAAGAAGGAACAACAACAATTTTAACAAAAAAGGGAGAACCTCGTTATTATTTCGTTTACGATTTTATCGAAGGTTACATCACAAAGCTTTCTACTCGTACAGAAGTTATTGTAGGAGAAGAAAAGTTATTCTTGTCTGTGCAAATGTCTGACGACTCAGATGTTTATTATGTAAACATGGACGTAAACTCACGCTACTTTGACGCATTTTGCTCTATTGTACCGAATGTAGATTTATCTAGACCTGTAAAACTCGTACCTACACAAAAAGAAGTAGACGGTAAAATGAAATCAGGTTTGATGATTATTCAAAACGGACAAGTAATTAAGTGGTTTTACACTAACGCAAATCCAAACGGAAGACCTGAAATCGAAGTAACCAAAAACAAAAAGGGAGAAGTTGTTGACTACGACGCAGAAGCACGTAATCGGTTCTACTTTGACCTGTTGAGTAAGTTAAACGAAAAAATGCTACCTGCTGGTTTAGTTCCGCCTGTAAAAGAAGTAGGAACTAAGTTTGAAGAGGAAGTTGGTCAATCTGATTTTTCGGCCTCAGACGACGATGATGATTTACCGTTTTAAAATTTATAATTATTAAACAAAACATGCAAGAAGAATTAAACCAGGTAATGGCAGAAATGCCTAGACCACAACTATTGGAAGACCAACCAATGGAACAACCAATGGGAAAAGAGTACAGACCATCTAATTTAGAAGTACTCCAAGAGTATGAAATCAACATTAGATTCCTAAGTAGAGGTTGTGTTGTAAGAGTAGGATGTAAAGAAATTGCATTTGAAAGGGTAGAAGATGCTATGTCAGCACTACAAACTTATGTAACTTGGCCTTATGACCAACAAAAAGCTTGGCGTAAAATATTAGAATAAACATGGGAATACTATCTAAAACAAAAACAGAAGAAGTTGTAACCAAGACTTTTGGAAACACAACTTCAAGTAAAGCTTCAGAAAACGTAAAAGACATCGTATTTTGGGGAAACGGAGACACATTTAAATTAATCAGCAAAGCTTCTTCTCAAGCTGAAGGTTGGATGAAATCCACTAAAGCTATGGAAATTGAAGGAATTGGCTGTGTAATTCAAGTAACTACACAACAAGGTTCTAATGTAGCTGAGGCTTTGACTTATGTTCCTGGTGTAAGAATTAGAGAAATCAAAGAAAACGGTGAAGTTATTGCTCGTGAAATAATCAATCGTTTCATTGAAGACTAAAACAGCTCCTAGGCCAGGAGAACGAAGACGGTGGTGCTTACCATAAGAACAGCGGACACTCCTAATCGTAAGTAGGCACAGTTGGCAACTCTGGGGGTAATCTAAAAGTTGCAAATGAAGGAGTGGCGGAATTGGTAGACGAGTGCTTCCCATTAGAACAGCACGCCCATAGCGGTTACAGGTTCGAGTCCTGTCTCCTTCTCTAACCAAGTGTGCAGGTAGCACATACATTAGCTCGCAAAGCTGATATTGTATAAAGTAAGTAAGCGGCCTTTATACAGGAGTAGCCAAACGCACGTAGTACCTTTGCAAGGGTCGATAGAGAAAACTACAAACGGCTGGGGGTTCAAATCCCTCCTTGGTTTCAAAATGTCAAACAAAATAAAAGATAAGGAACTGGCTAACGAGTTAGCTAAGAAGTTTGGTATTGTTGAAGACAAAGAATCTTCAGCAACATTCAAGCACATGGAGCACCAGTACTCCAAAGACCATCAAATTATTAGACAAGCTTGTTTAAAAGCCGCATCTAATATTGGAAAAACAGCCAAAGAAGTAATTGAAATTGCAGGAGAGTTTGAAAAATGGGTTTTAAGATAATTAAGATTAACAAAGACAAGGATTACGAAGGCTGGTTAGACTACCGTAATTCTGGTATTGGGGCCTCAGAAGTAGGAACTATCCTAGGACTAAATCCCTGGAAGTCATCAATAGAACTATTCTATCAAAAGATAGGAGCCATACCACAAAAGCTAACTGAAAACATGGCAATGTTCATGGGAAACAGATTAGAATCATTTGTAGCTGATATGTGGCAATACTACGAAGGAGACGAAGAATCAGTAATCCGAAACTTCAACGAAGGAGTAAAGATAAGACATTGCCAAGAAGTAACAGGTTATATAGTAAATGATAACTATCCAAACCTTTTCTTTTCTCCCGACAGAATCATAACCAAAGAAGGAACAAAGTTGGTTAGAAGAGGAAAGCTATACTTAGAAGAAGCCGAAGGAGTATTGGAAATTAAAACAATCTCTGGTTTTGCGTCTAAGCAATGGGAAGGCGGCATTCCTCCATCCTACATTGTACAGCTCACTACTTACTTAATGGGGCTTAATCTTCAGTACGGAGAGATTGCTTTCTTGGAAGACGGGCGTAACCTTAAAGTATTCCCCCTTGAAAAGCAAGACTTCTTA